ATAAATCTTATTATTATTAACCTTTATTACTCCGTTATCTGTTTCTTGATAAAACTTTAAAGATAATTTTCCTAAACTCTCAGAGAGCATTTTAATACAAGTAAAATAAGTAATTTCACTTAGATTCTCACTAGTACCTTCCCTTTTAAATATTTCATTTATAGTCTTTAGATCTATATCATTTGATATGGCCTCAGTTTCATTCTTAACACTAAAAGCATTTCTAATTTTATTAAATATATTCATATCCTCACCTCCTTACCACCCCATCATATCAAGATAATCATTGGTAACTTCATTTATATTAATTTTACTATCTAATAGATATAATTGACTGTAACAAAATGTACTAGCAACTAATAAATCTATTCTTTGTTTGTTTTTATTTTCTTTAGCTAACATAACATCTTCACTTTTACCTTTCATCAAAACTGCATTAGATACACACCAATCAAGTAATTTATTTTTTTGATATATTATATTTCCTTTATATACATCATCCCTAAAAGCCTTTGTAGGTGCAGATAGATTACTATAGGTTTGTTTTAACATTATTACCTCATAATCATTAGCTAGACTTTCCATCATCTGTAATGCATTGTAAGGATCACTTACTATACATTTAATCTTACATTTACAAGTGCTTTCAATACTTCTTATATATTCCTCTACTTTAGTATAATTTATAATGTAGCCATTATGAATTTCACAATATCCTAGTTTCTCATAGGACCTATAGTCTATTTTTTCCCTTCTTTCTTCTAATGTAGCTTTAGGTAAAAATCCTTTACTATATAAATAATACTTATCATTTTCTTTATACATTATAGATATTGCAGTTAAGTCTGTAGAAATGGATAAATCCACTCCAACTATTACTTCTTTACCTGTAAAGTCTATAGTATCAACACAACATTTCTTCCATTCTTCAATATTTAAATATTTCTCCTCACTATTTTCCTGCATAAATACATTACAGGTTTTAGTTATAAATTCTTCTTTTAAATTATCCTGGATTAATGCCTTTGCTCTATCCTCCCGCATAATCTTATAGTTTTCTTCTAACCTTAAAGGATTAGCTTGATGCAATCCAGTATCATTCCATATATTTTCCTTATAAGCATAATAAACTAATGAAAACATTCTTTCATTGTCCACTACACCCTCATATACTTTTCTAATATAGTCCAAATCTTCTTCCATAATGGAATTATTAATTGCATAGGCTGTTGTAGTCCTAAAAACTAAAGGATTTATAACATTCTTTTGGCCAGATTTCATAGCATTAAAATTACTACTTTCACTAAAGTTTGCGTGTTCATCACTTACAAAGGCTGAAGGTCTTACGGAGTTGTTTTTACCAGCTTCAGCGACACGGGGTTCAAAGTAACTATTTGTTAACTTACAAGTAATTCTTCCAGTTTTGGTAGTAGATATATTAAAATGTTTCTTTATTAAAGGGCTAGCATTTATTATTTGTTCCATTATCTTTTTTATTTCCGCTGCTAATTCCTTAGTTAAACATATACTATAAAATTCACTATATTGTTGTTCTGTAAGTAATAATAATATAAATACCAAGCCTATTAATGCTGTTTTACCGTTTTTTCTAGCAATAAACAAAGCTACATCATTATATCTAAATTTGTCTTTATTATCTTTGTATCTCCATCCAAAAATATTAGAAATAAAAAAGCATTGGAAAGGTGCTAAATTCTCCAATACTTCATTATCAGCCAAATATCCAGTAGCAAAATTGGCTAATCTTAACAAGTTATTTATTTTTAAAAGTTCTGTTTTATCTAAATAAAATTTAAACTTATCTTTATATTGTTTTTTATAATAATCTTGTATGAAAATATTACACTGTTTCGTAACTTCCCAAGTAGTTATTTCTCTGCCTTCTACCACATCAGTTGCATATTTAATGGCTCTTTCTAATAATATCATTTATTACCACCAGCCAACACTTTAAGTAAAACATCTTCGTCCTTTTCTTTAGCTTGTAGATTAATATTCCCTAATTTAGCACGTGATTGGGGACTTAAACTTAATTCATTACAGCATCTAAAGAAATCTTTAGTATATTTATCTTTAGCACTCATAAGATCCTTATTTAATAAATTACTTATATCTTTATTTATTAGCTTTTCTATTTGTTCAAGCCTGTCTATAGATGTAGAGCAAATTCCCAATATGTAAATATCTAAATTCCCAAGTATTTCACTAGCTTTTAATTCATTTACTATATATTCAAATATTTTCTTTTGTCTAATGTTTAAATATGAAGGTGGGGAAATTTTATTAGCTCCACCTTTTAACTTTTCTTCTGTTTCTAAACGTATTTCCTTTTCCTTTTTAGTTAAGTTTTTAGACATTGTTTTAACTGATTTTGAAGGTCTTGCCATTCCCTCACCTCCTTAAAACTTTCATTTAGGGAACTTTGTTTAACTGAATCTGTGTCTCGGGTATTAGACAATTATCTTAAAACTTTCCTTATGCCCCCTATGTCCTTTTTTATTTTTCTTTTATTAAATTTAATAATGTAACTTGTATTGCCTCTTTGTTCCTTTTACTTCTTTTATACTCTGTATGTACTATGTTATGGCACTCATGGCATAGACACACTAGATTGTCTTTATTTATTCTATTACTATAATCTTCTCTTAACTCAATGATGTGATGTACTACATCATAAGGTACTATCTTCTTATCCTTGAAACACATTAAGCATAATCCATTATCTCTCTGCTTCACTTGTTCTCTTATTATATTCCACTCTTTACCATTGTAAAATTCCATACTCTTTTTATCTCTAATGTTTTCATCATAATATTTTAAGTAATGTTTTTTTTCTTTCTTAATTTTATCCTTACACTTGTTACAGTATTTTTCAGAGTATGGAATTTTTATGTTACATCTTGAGCATGTTTTTAATAACATCCGTTATCACATCCTAAAGCTTTTCTATTAGTAAATTTTTCACTATATTAGCTTTTTCTTTCTAGATATTTATTCTTATATCTTAAAACAAAATAAAAGCACTCACATTTAAGTAAGTGCTCTGTATTTAATATTTAATTTTATTTTAAAATTCCTTCTATTAGATTCCCTCAAACATTTCATTCTGTTGCTTTATCTTTTCCCTTTCTTCTTCTATGTATTGTTCTATAAAAGCTTGTGTTATTACTTTTTCTCCATTACCTAATTTATAATATCTATTTACTTCCCAATCTTTATATTTAAATAAGAAGTATGCTGTATTAGTATCTATATCTTTATATATTAATTCTTTAATTTCTTTTTTTTATTTTCTTTTTTCTCTTCATCTTCAAATCCATTTACATCTTGTACATGATCATATAATTCTTCTATTTCTCCAGCTGTCATAATTCTTTTCATTAATTCAACAGGACTTGGGCATTTAAATCTCTTTAATAATTCCTGATTTCTGAATATATCAGAGCAACTTTCAGCTATTAAATTAGCTTTCATATTAAATGTTCCACTAATTTCTACATTTTTTCCACGCATCTCTATAAGATTTTCTTGATATTCACCAATCAATTCTGGATCTACTTCTCTTACTATAAATGTATATTCTTTATTTCCTAATTTCTTTAATTTTATTTTACATTCTTTTTCTATCTTTTCTATTTTTCCTTCATCCATTTTTAATAATTCATCTACTATACTCATTATTATTTATCCTCCTTAAATTCTTTATTTATTTTTAATCATAAAAAGTACCTAAATTGATAGATATCTTTTTAAAGCAACTTATTTCTGTCTTAATGCTCCTTTAATTCTTTTATAACTTCGTTCTCTCATACATTCTTTTAAATTGTCTGCTATACATTCCTTTTTAACTTTTCTGCTAGAACAGTAAGGACAAACCAAATATCCCTTTGTATTTTCTAACTCTCCTGTTAATAAAACAAATTCTTTTTTACAACTATGACATACATAGCTTGTATAAATACTTAGCATATCCTCACATCCTGTTAATATTATCTATATGTAAAAAGCAATTGGTTTCTAGGCTCCTTACTCCAATTGCTTTTATACCTATCCACAATATTGTAGTAGGAGGATTTTCACCTCCTTATATTCTTTGCAGTTGCCCTATTGTACGATAAAACTCCTGCTATTTCTATATTACCATTATATCATAGTCAAACCGTTGGTACGTCCGGCTTTAGTCCGAATTTTGTCCGAATTTTTCATTTTATTATTTCATTCCATATTATTATATTATTTACTAATTCTTTTCTTTTGTCATATGCTACAGTTCTGCTCATTCCCATTTTCCATCCTACCTCATCTACACTTAATTCCTTATCATATTTTAATTTTATAAACTGTTTATCCTTTTCTTGTAACATGCTTATATTACATTCTATAGAACTACTTTCTTCTTTTAATTCCGTTATATAAGATTTAATATCTAATATTTGTTTTTGCTTTTCTGCTTTTTCCTTCTGTAAATTTTCTATGGCTTGCATCATTGCTTTTTCTGCATAACTTATTCCATTATTAGATGTCTGCACTTTTTCCCCGCATAATACAGCTTGTAAATCATAATCTATATTTACATTAGTTTTTTTTATATCCTCTTCTATTTCTTCTATCCGTTTATTTAATATATTTATTAAATTCTTTTTATGTTCTATTATTTTGTTTTTCTTAAAGTAGTTATACAGCATTCTTTCCGTCTTTCTGAAGAGATCCTTATCCATTTAATCCTCCTCATATATTATTTTATTTAAAAATCCAAATATATTTTAAAAATATTATACTAATCATTATCTTTTTTCTTAATTCCACAAACATTTTGCTCACCACAGTTTTCACAATTATAATGACATAAATTGCACTTACTTTTATTGGTCCTTATAACTGCTATTAAAACTGTAATACTAACAATAGCCACTGTTCCTAAGATAACATCTGCCATTTATACCACCTTGCTTTTCATATAATTTTTTCTCCAATTTTTATAAACTGTCTTTGGCTCTTTAACTTTTAATTCTTTTAGTTTTATAATACAATCATATGGTTTCATTCTTGGTGCATATTTATTTAGCCATTCATTTAAGCTTATAGATTCAATAACTGTTGTTTTAATCCACATATAACTATCATGCCTCCTATCCCTATATAAACAACTCCTCATATTTTCTAATTCATTTATACATTTTTCTATTCTCTTCCTTTTATCTGTTATAATTTTGTCAGTTTTTAAGTTTCATTAAATTACCTCTTTTAAGGCTACTTCTATTCGTGGATTTTTCTTATCCACTTCAAATTTATGTGTAAAATTATTTATTTCTTTCCAACCATCATTTTCTATAACTTTAGCTTTAACTAATCCATCTAATATAAATTTAATACCTGCTGCTATATTATCTTTATCTTTTCTTTTATTTTTGCAATACCATGTAATATCTAAATCTATTCTTTTAAATTTGCCTTTACCTTTTGCTACAAATGTTACTACATCTGTATTTGCTTTTTTTAAATTACTATATTGCATATAATGTTTTTTAGCTACATCTATTATCTTATTCAAATCAGGAAGTTCTCCAGGTATAATTATCTTCAAAACTGTCCCCTCTTTCTACGATAATTCTTCTTTAACACTCTATCTATGTTATAAATTACATGATCCATGTAATCAATATTTTTTATTCTTTCTTTATCTCTTTTTCTTTGTTGCAATAAAACATAGGTTTTTTCAGCCCTTTGTTTATTGGTCATTTCATTAGCCCCCTTATAAAACTCTCTTACTTTTCATACAAACTCTTATAATACCTTATTTCTTATAATTAATATTTGGACCTAATATCCTTCCCTTTGTCTTCTATAATTTTCTTTGTGTTTTTTTAAATAAGACTGTTCTATTTCAGCTGCTGTAAAATCTAAAGTATGTCCTATGCTAAGCAAGAAGTGTAAGACATCTGCATATTCATCTATAACTCTTTCCTTTGATTCTGGACCCTTATCACTCCAATATTTAAAACTCCTTGTTGAATTAGCCAATTCGCTAACTTCTACTTGTAAAGCTAATAATCTATATACTAAAAAATCTCTCTGTTTCATTAATGGATCATGTTTTTTAGTTATAAATTCATCTAATTGCCTTTGTTTTTCCAATAAATCTTTAAATTCCATTTGCTTATTCCCCTTTTATAAATCTTCTCATCCTGTAATTATACTTAACCCCTTTAAATACTGTAATATTATCTCCACAGCCCTCTAGGATTCTTCCTGCTAAAGCTTCATCTATATTATTTAATGTTTTTGGTGTAGCTTCTGTACTTATTAAAGTTGGTAAATAATTTAAATATCTATAATTGATTATTGGATATAAATGCTTCATATCTGATTCAGATAATTGTCCTACCAAATCCCCATTCTTAAATTTGTCCTTAAATAAATCATCTATAATTAACACTTTAGCTTTTTGGTAAGTAGATAATAATTTAATATAATACTCATCATCCATAGTATTAGCTTTAAGTTCTCTTATAGATTCTACATAAGGCATATATATAACTTGAATCCCTTTATTTATCAACGCTGCACCTACTGCATTAATAATATGAGTTTTTCCTGAACCCGGTTGTCCAAATAATCCAAAACTATTTTCTCTAGTATTTTTTGTTTTTTCAAAATTAATTATATAATTTGCAGCTTTATCCTTAGCAGATTTTTGTACTTCATCCAAAGGGTTGTACTGGTTTAATTTTTTTATATCCTTTGGATCCACTCCATACTTTTTCCAAAGTCTTTGGATCTTTTCTTTTTCGTAACACTTACACCTTCTATATGTTTCTGTTATACTATCAAATTCCCATTCCGTCCCATTACATATAGGACATATATCAAAAGTCGATTTCTTTGTCTGAATAACTTGGTCCTTTATATGGTCTATTGAAGTTATATTGAATTTCGTCCTTTGAATTATTTTTTTTATCTCTGACACCTTGTTTTTCTCCTCCTTTCTTTTTTCTGTTTTTAGAGTATGTTTTTGCTTGTTCTAAAGTTTTAATTCCGTTTCTATTCCAATCCATAAGTATGCGTTCTATATACTTCCAATTCCTTATGTTGTTCTCCATTGCTATTTTTATTGCTTGTATAACCAATCCATTTCCTAAATCATTACTCCAGTTCTTAATACTTTCTATCTCTATTACCCCTGGCATAGGATATATATTATTTTGATATACTTCTATTGGATTTACCTCTTCTTTATTATTTATATATTTATTATCATTATTAACATTATTGTTTGTTTCTGATTGAATTCTATTATCATTTTGATTGAATTCTGATGACATTCTGTTATTATTCTGAGATTTCTCTGACCCAATTGATTTCTCTATATTATAACCGTTCTGATTTTGATAGTTTTCATAATTTATAACTGTTATAGTAGTTTTTTTCTTATCTGATCGAAATTTTATCATCCTATCACCATCAAGTAATTTTAAAAATGTTCTAGTCTTTTCAGACCCCCATCCCCATCTTTCCATCAACTTCTTTTGCGATGTTATGAAACTACCTCTTGCAACAGTAATCAGCTCATTCCCTAACAAAACTTTTTTATCTTGATGATTAGCTGATAAAAGAAGATCCATCCATGCCTGTCCTTTACTAAAAGGCTTCTCTTGCCATAACCAATGATCTTGTATACTCCTATATAAACTTATCCATCCTTTACCTTCCCCGGCCATATTGATTCCTCCTAAAACAGCACTATCTTTGTAAAAAATCTATTCTATCTTTTAGGCATTCAATTTGGCTTTGCGCTTCTTCCAATAGTAACTCCTTATTTATTAGTTTTTCTTCTAATTCTGTATAGCTTGGACAATCAAATAGATTACTTTCTAAAACCTTATATACTTTTTCAAAAACTTCTCTTTTAGCAACGATGTTTAAATCATAGTCAAATAACTTATCTAATTTCAATAAGAAAAAATCATTTTCTTGTTCTACATTTACTTCTGTTTCTTTATCTAAATATAGAGTTGTATCTATCACTTTATCCCTCCTATAATTCCTTATAATGTATAATTTCTTTTAATTCTTTAGTAGCCTTACAATAATCACATTTACCACAATTAGTAGGCTCTAATTTACCTTTCCATACTTTTTTAACTCTTTCTATTTTCATAGATACATTTAATAATGCATCTTCTATAAAATCCGTACCCATCTTTATAACAGCTTTATCAGGTATATCTTCTTTGCTAACTGCAATTATATGTGGAAATAAATAGTCACTTGCTCCTGTATAAAGTCTTTCTATCTCTGCATATATTGCCATTTGTATATCATAGCCGTAATACTCTATAAAGTTTTGTTTAATTCCCTCGTATTGATTCCAATACTTTTGATGTATTGATCTAGTTGTTTTTAAGTCAGTAAAACTTTTCATCTTAGGATTATAAATATCTATCATGCACTTCCAAGGAATATTGAATATATCTGTCCACATTACAACTTCTTTTTGTCCCTCTCTAAGCTTTTGTATTAATTTATCCCTTGATAAAGTTTCTATCATTTTATTTGCTATTTGAAAATCTTTTTTTAATCTTCCTTTCGTTGCTCCTCTACTTGAATGGATTTCTGGATGTTCTTTTTTAAATTTTTCTAATGTTCCTTCGTTCCATGCATGTACATAACTTCCAACTAAAAATGCATCTGTCTCTGGTTCTTCCCATTCCTCATTTAATACCGCCATCGTTCTAGCTTCACATCCCCCATATTCTTCTAAGAAGGATTTAAATAAACTAACAGACATATATTCTTTGTGTATCTTTTTATCGAAATAATTATTTTTGGTTAGCTTCTGCATTTTCTTTCACTTCCTCAAATTCTACATCTTCAAAAGGTGATATTTCTTCTTTTACTTCTTCATCTTTTTTAACTTCAAATTCTGATGTTTCTTCATATGTCTTTTGTTGTTCTATGCTATCAAATTCTAATTCTACTGACTTCCTTAATCTTCTAATAACTGTTTTTTTATACATTTCCTCTGGTGTTGTGGTCCATGCTTTTGAATATTTTCCTTCCCTATCTTTTTTAGCGAAACCTACTTTTATTTTTTCTACGTCCTCCGATGACATAGTTTCGTATAATAATCCGCTATCTTCAAATAAAGCTACTGCAAATACGCCTATGATTTTTTCATTGCTAAAAGGTTTTGGTTTAAAATTTATTGTTGGAATGCCTTTATCTATAATCTCCTCAAATTCATCACCTTCTCTAACTACCTTTGCATATATATCTTTTATTGGTCTAACTGAATATTGCTTCATTAGCTTTCTCTCACCCTTATAATCAGTTTGAAATTCTAAATGACATTTCCCAGTTTTATAATCATTATATGGTATTGCATAACATTCCTTATTAAAGAAATCTAAGCCTAGAAAAGCTCCTTTAAGCATTGTCCTTGCTACACTTACAGAATTGCATTTTTCTATATTCCTAGTATCTTGCAATACTGTCATACAATTTTGTAAAAATCTAGTCTTATTAAACCCCCTTGGTAATGCTTTTGCTTTTTCTTGTAATAAAGTATTTAAGTTATTTGCTGTTTGTTGAATCAATACTTTTTTTGTATTTGACATTATATTTACCCTCCCTTATACATCTTTCTGCAATACAAGTTGCCTCATATGATATTTGTCCTCCTTTATCCATAGTGCATAACACTAGTTGTAATACATAGTGAATACACCCTTTACAATAATCATTCATTTCTATAATTCCAATTTTCTTCAAACACTGCTATTCTATATTTTAATTTTCTATTTTCATTCTTAAGTGTCTCTATCTTTTTAGAGAGATTTATCTCAACTTCATTCATACATTCACAACTTTTCTCAAGCTCTCTTATATATTTTTTTAATTTTATTATCTCTTTATCATTATTTAATACTACTGTTATGGATTGTTTTTTTTCTGGAATATCTTCTATATAATCTAAAATAGTGGTTAAATCTTTAATAACATCTTTCTTAAATAATGTGTTTGTAACAGCTTCATAATATCTATTTATAGTTGTTGTTAATAATGCTATAAGCATTTGTTTCATCTTTACAAATCCTCCAATCTCATTTAAAATTTAAGTAACGTATTTTAATTTAATTGTTTGGCTCCTGGCAGGGAGCTATTTTTTTCTGTATATAATTTTTCCAACATTCAAAACAACTGCTAGAGTTGTTAATATACTTACACAATTCAAAATCAATCTGTTGTGGACAGCTAAACTGATCTACACAAAATCTAATAAACTTTTCTAGACCTATAGCTTGTACATTTTGTGTATAAATCTTTTTATCTACCATATTTGCTCTCCTTATACTTTGTAATTAGATGACATATTCCAGTATCTGTCCTACCATATATTTCTCCTAGTTCAACATATGTCATTTCTTTTTTTAGTTTTATAGCATCCTCTAAATCTTCATTTTCCATTTTTGATCTCTTATTTATTTTCCCAGTTTCGTAACGCTCAAAAGCCTGTTCAATTGTGTAAATTCCTTTACCGAGAACTGCTATTGCTAACACATACCAATTCTCATCCATTTTTCATTACCTCCTAAAAACTCATCTCTTTATTTGATATCTGTATATCCCTTAAAAGCTCTCCTGCTGCCCTCCAGCTTTCTATTAACTCTAGTGCCTTACTAAAATCTTTTTTTAAAGTATCATGATAACTTATTATATTAAAATATCCTTTATAATCTCTCCACAAAGCTCTATAAATTCTAGCTCTAAGTTTTTTATCTAAATAAGCTGGACTTTGTGGTCCATAGCAAATTTTAACAATCTGTTTATCTACCATTTTCTTAAGAGTTACCTCTTGCCCATGGTTTATGACCATGCTGCGCTTTAAATCTTCTACATCGTTTTCTATAGTTGTAATCTTTTCTTGATGTTCTTCTATAACTTGGTACTGTAATCTTAATTGCTCTATAGCACTTAATGGTTTTTTATTTGTTATTAATTGTTTTTCCATTTTATTAAATTTCTCTACATATTTAGCTGTAAATATTATCCCTTTTTCTCCTGTAAATTTATTAGCTAATACTTCGCATCCTTTTTTAGTACACAAATAACACTTATAATTTTTATTGTTATTTTTAGCTTTATAACTAGATTCAATAAAAAATTCTGAAACAGGAATATTCCCTTTTCTAAAAGTTGGTATAATCCCAATTTGCTTTACACTGCCATCTGAGTTAATTGTTCCTTCTAATTTCTTTAATATTTCTGAATGTTCAACTTCCATCATTTGAGCAACTTCTCTACTTTCTAATGTTAATTCATTTTGTTTTATTTGCTGAGCTGAAGGTTGTTTATCTTCTATTTCTAAGTCTAAATTATCCATTTACATACCTCCCATAAAATTTATATTTATAAAGTTAGGCCCTTCATAAATGCAAATATCTGTAATAACTAATTTTTCTTTTCAACTTCTGATATTAAATACTCAAGTTCTTTAATTGTTAGCATTTCTGCTACTACATCAGCTAATGCTTCTGAATATTTATCTTCTAAGATACTCATATCACTTGGTAAAATTAAAGTTACTTCATTCATATAATTAAACCCCTAAAAATATTGTTAATTATTATACCTTTATTCATAGCCTATAGTTATGAACTTTTTTTATTTTGCTTTTTTACATTCTTTTTTTTTATTTTAAGAATCACTCTTTTCATCTATATAACTTCCCTTCAGATTAAACTTTCAACCTTTTCTCCCAAAGCATGCGCAATCTTTGTTATTGTATCTATTCTTGGATTTTTAGCCTTTCCATTTATTATGTCGTGTAAAGTAGAATAGGCCACTTGACTTTTAATAGACAGTTCGTACAATGTTAAATTTTTCTCTTGGATCTTTTTTTTTAATCTTGTTATATTCATATCTCTCCTCCTTTTTATCGTTTTACCGATTATATGTTTAATGATATATCATTTTATCGATATAACCAAATTTAATTTATCTTATCTAAGTAAAACATCTTTTAAATACTTCCATATTCTTGGAAAAATTTATTTTTTCTTGTCAGTTTACCGATATTTACCTTGTAATATTTGTCGGCTTTTATATTACTTTTATTCTTTACTAATTATCGGTTTAACGATATAATATAAATAAAGTTTATTTTATTATTTGAGGTGACAATTATGAAAATATCCGAATTAGGATTAAATATAAAAAAATTTAGAAAACAAAGAGGATGGTCCTTAAGCAAACTAAAACAAGAAAGTAATGTTGGATATGCTACTCTACACGATATAGAGAATGGTAAGAGTCAAAATTTAAATTCTAAAAATCTTGAAAAAGTAGCTAAAGCTCTTAATGTATCTACTAATGAACTATTAGGTATTGATGTAGTAGAATATACTGTTACAGATTTAGAAGAAACTCTTAAAATTATTTTACAATCTGACGAATTAGAACTAGATGGGCTGTTAGTTGATAAAAATGAAAAGGAAGAATTAGAAGATTTCTTTAACTTAACTATTAATATCATAAGAAAAAGGAGAAAAAATAGGGAATGAAAAGAGTAGCAATATATAGTAGAAAAAGTAAATTTACTGGTATTGGTGATTCTATTGAAAATCAAGTAGAAATGTGTAAACAATATCTGCTTCAAAACACCAAAGAAAATATAGAAATTTTAATATATGAAGATGAAGGCTTTAGTGGTGGAACAACTGATAGACCAGAATTTAAAAAATTAATAAAAGATATAAAATTAAAAAAAATTAATATTCTTATATGTTATAGATTAGATAGAATATCTCGTAATGTAGCTGACTTTTCTAACACTCTAGAAATTCTACAAGAAAATAATTGTTCTTTTATAAGTATAAGAGAACAATTCGATACTAGCACACCCATGGGACGTGCTATGATTTATATAGCAAGTGTATTTGCTCAATTAGAACGTGAAACTATTGCAGAACGTGTTCGAGACAATATGTTAGAGTTAGCTAAAAATGGGCGTTGGACAGGTGGTAAAATACCATTAGGATTTATATCTAGAAGGATTAAATATACTGATGAAAATAATTTACAAAGAGAATATTCTATTCTTGAAAAAAACGATAAAGAAATGAAATTTGTTAAAATTTTATATAAAAAATATTTAGAATTAGGTAGTTTACATAAATTAGAGGGCTGGATAGCTGAAAATCAGCTTAAGTCTAGAAATGGTATTATGTTTGAAAAAAGTACTTTAAAAATAATACTTCAAAATCCTATTTATGTTAGAGCTAATGATAATATCATTAATTATTTAAAAAACAATGATTGGAACGTATATGGCAAATGTGATTCCTTACACTCTATTTTGACATATAATAAAACAGAGCAAATCAAAAAAAATGGAAAACACACTAAAATATTAAGGCCTAAAAAAGACAGAATTGCTGCTATAAGTAATATTGAAGGATCTATTGATGCTGAATTGTGGTTAAAAGTACAACAACAATTTCATAAGAATAAAAATAGCTTTCCACGATTAGGCAAAACACATAATACTCTACTTGCTGGTAAATTAAGGTGTGGTAAATGCAACGAATATATGTTAGTTCAACATGGAAGAATTTCAAAAACTACAGGGAAAAAATTATTTTATTACACTTGCTCTTTAAAACGAAAATCTCATAAAAAATTATGTGATAATAGTAATGCTAAAGCAAACTATATAGAAACACTTGTTATTAAAAGTTTAAAATTACTATCTAAATCAAAAAAGAAGTTTATAAATCAATTAAAATTTTCATATAAAAATAAATTAAAATCCAGTGAAATTCAAATTGAAAAGCTTTCTCTAGAAAAATCTTTAAATCAAAAGAAAAAACAAATAGATAATCTAGTTGTAGCATTATCAAAAAGTAACGAAATAGATGATATAATTCTTAATAAGATTAAATCTTTAAAAAGTGATTGTGTCCAAATTGAAAATAAACTTAAAGTCATGGAAAATTCCATAAAAGGCCACAAGTTAAATAATATAAATTTAAAATTAATTGAATCAATTATAGATGAGTGTTCAATAATAGACTCACTACCTAGAGATAAACAAAAAAAAATAATAGATATCTTAATAGATACGATCTACTGGTATGGTTCTGGTAATGGCAAAGGGAAATTTAAAATTAAATTCATAGGTACTGATGAAACTTCCAAAGAAATCGTTTTATCTAAAGAAGAACTAAATTAAAAAGTTGCATTTTCATTCACATAGCACATTCAATGTGAATATAAACGCAACATTTAAATAACTTTTTCTACTACTCAATGAATATAATATTATTAAATATATAATAACTGAAAAAACCTATAAATTAAGGCTCCTTAAAAATATACTAAATATAAGTTACTAGAAGTGTTCACACTTATGTAAATATATAAAATAAGTTTTAAAGTATAATATAAAAAACAGAAAGCTTAGAAAGCTTTCTGTTTTTTTATCTTTATTTTCAATAAAATCCGTATTTTTTTATCATTTTTTTCTTTATCCCTTTTTAATATATTTTTTTGCTCCTTTATCATTTACATATCTCCCTTGCATTTTAATGTATTTTCGTAATCTTTAATTTTTTATACTATCTTTTAAATACAAGGGTACCCTTTATATTCTAAGAATTAAAAAATAAATAATTTTAAGTTTTTTGTATAAATGCATCTAATACACATATATAATAACACGAAAATCCATGATTTGGAGTAATAAACCCCCAAAATATGTATATTTTTAAGATATATTGTATTATTTTACAACTTTATTTCTTATTATCTATATAATAGTTTTTCTATAGTAATTAAAGAGCATCTTCTAAATTTAATATTTTATATATTTCCCATATACATACCCACCATGTGGAGGGTAATAAATATGTATCCACTCTCCCTCTCTGCGATATAATTTAACTTTAACTCCATTAAACAAAGTACCTAATATTCTACTAGATGTAGATTTCTTTTCTCTTACATTTACACCACTTGGTGTATTTATAACTCCTGTTTTACCGTCTAAATTCTTCCAACCATTATCAGAACTTGTGTTTGAAGAGCTACTACCAGTTATGCTTCTCCCAACTAGTCCTTTAACAATAGCATCAGCAATATTTTCAGCATTATATCTATTCATATCCCCAGAATTATCGCAGAAACAACATTCTATCAACATAGCTTTGGCTTTAGTATGTTTTAATACATATAAATTGCTTCCATCTTTTAAACCTCTATTTGTATATCCTAATGAACAAATATTGTTTAATACTGCTCTAGCTTGTTGTAATTCTTTCCCTCCATAAGTAAAAACCTCTGTACCATAAGCCCTACCATTAAAACAGTTAAAATGTATACTCACATATAGATCTACATCATTATTATTAGCTGTATTAGTTCTGTAACTTAAACTATCTTGTAAACTGCTACAAGTATCCTTATAACACTTAATAACTGTATGGCCTAAAGCCTCTAATTTACTTATTACTCTAGTGCCTACTTCTCTGGTTAGATTTGATTCTGCTTTTATTCCTACTGCTCCATAATCAGCCCCAGATAAAGTATGACCACAATCAATTCCTATTTTCATGATATTTCCTCCTAAAATTTAATAAAAAACAAATATTACTCCTGATCTTTACTTTCTTTTACTGCTTGCCTAGCTGAGCTTTGACCAAAATAAAATCCTATTATTAATGTAAATACGCTTAAAAATTCTGTACTAGATAAACTACCGTTAGTACTTAAATAACAAAATACTATAGTGGTTAATAGTGCTATTATCTTTTTTATCTGTAGGAACTGTGTTAAAAACTCCAACGAATCACTACCTTTCTAGCTTCTTCTCTATCTTATATACGCTTTTCTTAACATCTTCAACAATATTAAATTTTTGTGTCAGCTCTGATATAATTTCCTGATATTTTTCCTCTCTCTTTGAGTTCTCTTTTAAAACATAAAAAAGGAGGTATGCAAAAAATATCGCAAACACTCCTTGACTAGCAACTATTTTAATTATTTCATTTTCCATGTTGTCCTCCATATATGAATATATTTTATTAATCTATTATGCAATTTCTCTATATTCTTTTCCTGTAATTTTTTTAAATTCTTCTTTGTTAATACAATTCCACTTTGTTGCTTCATTTAGGTCATCAATGGTTAACGTACCCATCTTATAAAATAAAGAATAAAAATCAAACATATTATTTACCCCCTTCTTATTTATTCATTTTTATATTTAATTCCTCTATGTTTCTAACTAATTTTTCAACTATTACCTCTTTCTTCTTTATTTCTATATTTAATTCTGATAAAGTTTTAGTTAACATATTTATCATTGTCTCTTTTTTTTGATTTTCTACATTTAAAGTCGCCAGTGATTTGATCAAAGTAGCTATACTTTCTGTATCTGTAACAGTTTTTAAATTTTCTATTTCATTTTTTACATCATCATCTATTAAATCTCCTAAATTATATTCTAATGGAGTAGCTATGACATTCCCTAATATACCACTAATTATACTTCCTTCAATAGTGTATATATTATCTTTTTCTATCTTCAACACATTTTCTATTATTTCAATTATTCTATTATCTTTATTTAACCTATATATATACAAAATATATACCCTCCCTTCTAATTACCTTGAGCAAAAAATGTTGTTGCTGATATATTGGTTTTTAATGGTTTTCCATCTAGTATGGTACACAATCTAACTTTTACAATTGCTTCTTCAGCAACTATGTCATAGGAAACATTGTCTCTAAAAGTGGATTTTAAAATAGTAACATTACTATTATCTCCTAATCTAAGTGGAGCTGAATTACCACCAGCTCCATTATTAAATCCCCCTAGACAACAATCTCTTATTAATATGTTAGAATAAAATACCCTACAACCATAATAATATTTCCATGCTTGTAAATTACCTTGTCCACCATAAGTCTTACATCTATTAAATATTACATTAAGATTTCCTTCACATCTACCCTGTACTACATATGTACCTCCTGTACTTGATGGCCCTATTTCCATAGTATTTACATCTAAACAGGTAAGTGAAATACCCATAAAGTTTATTAAGGCCCCGTTATTATATATTTTCAAATTTTGTATTGTTACATAATCGTCATCATTTTTCAGCTGACCTTTTATTGGTATATTATCAAAATTAACACTTCTAAAAGTAATAGAATTATACCTATTATCAAAATTATTAACTAATATCTTTTCTGCATACTTTCCAGGTTTTATATTTATAACACACCCTTCTTCTAAGTATGCATAATATTCTTTCACATAACTTATAGCCGCTTGAATAGTTTTAAATGGAGTATCTTCTCTACTATCATCTACTCCTGTATTAGGATCTACGTGCAATTGTAAGGACTTTTCAACTAACATTCTTTTTATTAATTTTAATTCTTTACCAACAATAATAGTTTCTATATCTTTACTTAAGGCTAAAGTTAAAGTATCTTCTTTATTAGTAGATATAAATGTTTTATTGTCAACATTAACTCTAGAAATTGCATTTTGATTAGCTTCTGCATTATCTTTTATAGTATCTAGCTTATCTTTTAAAGTTCTATTATCTGATAATATTATGGATTTATCTGTGCCTTGCTGGCAAATCAATTCTTCTGTGCCATTTTTATTTTTTAAAATATTTCTATATATCTTAGTCATACTCTATACCTCTTTTCTTAAGATATTAGGCCTATATTATATGCTATTTTCACTTCCTGTAGTTTTGATTGAATTTCATCTTTATTTCTTTCATAGCTTTGTCATCTATAAACTTATGAAATCCTTCTTTAGCTTTAGTACAATCTTTAAAGAATAAATAAATTCCCAATTCATTAAAACTCATAATTATTAATTTCATATTCTTTTCCACATGTAAGAATACATGAACATATCAGTCATTTAAAATATATATTGCCTATTAATTTTTCTATATTATAATAGAATATTATCCTTTCTAATATAATCTTCTCAATTCTAAATTTTTGAATTTAAATGATCCTGTAGATGTATTTTGGCAAACCACTACTATTTTATTAACTTTATCCTGTGTTTCGAATTCTCCATTATAACTACTAGAATTGTCATAAACTCTAGTAGAACTTATAGTAGTGCTATTACATCTCTGTTGAACAGCTATGTGAGCTGAATTATTAGTATCTTCTATTTCTACTTTAATTTTATACCTGTTATTTGGTAATACTGGAAGTATAATTGAGCTTCCTTGATAATTGGATGTGGCTACTAATATTAAAGTTGAACCATCTGAGCTAATAATTGCATTTGGGTGTATACTCCAATTGCTATGTTTAAAATCAGGAATTAAATTAACATTCTCATAAGTCTCTGCTAATTGATTATAATATTTATTATTTTTATCTATTTCATTTCTACCTTTTAAAATTATTTCAGCCTCTTGATCTGTGAATGCTTCAGATAAAACTTGTACATCATCTATAAAAGCATCTGCTTGATACCCATTGCCATTATGTTGAAGATAAAATAATTTATATAATCCCTTCTTAAAACCTATATTATCTGAAAAATTAAATTTTCTTAATTCTTTGGAATCCAAGTGATAACATGTATATATATTATCTTTATATTGTATAAGATAGTTATTAAATTCCCATTGTTTAGTCCTTAAAGTAGGAGCATTAGGTACTGTTAGATATTGCGAACCATATTGAACAGTCAATCTACCAATATTACCATTTATATATCTAAATGCTATATTTTCTTTAGATGTACCCACTAACCAAAACAAATACTTATCTGTCATTGTATTTTCCCAATTATAATTAACACCCTTAAATAATAAACTCCATTCTTCTCCTAACTCTATATCAATAGGTTCTATAATATCTCGTTGCTTATTTATTTTTAGTTCAATATTTATATAATCTAAGTATAATTTATTTAAAATAGGAGAATTTGCAGGATATTCAGCAACTATAAGCATGTAGATTTTATTGTTAGCATCTACCTGAGATCCAGCTCCTTGATCTTCTGTTTTTGTTGCTATTATTTCTTTTATTGCATTGGTATTATTTTGTTGCCTCCAATTTTCCCACCTATTATCATTAGGTACAAACCAGTAAGTTTTCGCTAAATAAGATTGTTTTCCGCTGCTATCTCCACTTCCATAAGCAAACGCACTTATTTGCAACTCTTTTATGCTACTTTTTAGTGAAGAATTACTTCCTTCATATATATTGTTACATAATCCGTTAAGGTCTAATTCTATAAGAGTCTGCATTTTTTCTCCTAATGTAGAAGTTGAAAAATCTAAAGTTATATTATCTTGATTTTTTATTTTGTCATAACGTTCTTGAGATAACTCTATCCATCTGTTATCGGTAGGTAATAATAATTCTGAATTTGCTGCATAATAACATTTCATAGGGCATTCTTCCATGCTACCAACTACTTTTCCAAAGAAATTATAAGATAATTCTGTTGTATCTCCTCCGATATAAATTGCCATTAATTCACCCCCTATATAAATTCCATATAAATATTATCTTTTGATATATTTTCAATTATTTTATCATCTTTTATTTGTATATCTGCCAACATATTAGCTCTTATCTCTCCTATATTAACTTTAATTAATTCACCAGATTTAACAGTACTCCCACTTGTGTAATTCAATGTAGCTAATGGATTCATAGTTACCTTATTTCTATTGACATTTAATTTAGAATATATAGACATTTTATTATTAATTTTATTTTGCATTCTAATTAATTTTATCTCCTGCTCTAAATTAGATCCGCCCTCTATTTTAATATCTATTGTATTAATATTACTTATTTTATTTTCCAGCTCTTTTTTATCATCTATATTTAATTTTTTATCTATATTATTAATTTTATTTTGAATATCAAAATTCAACTTTTCCAATGTTATACTTCCGTTAAGAATTAGTGAACCATCTTCATATGCAATTTTATCTTTTATTCCTTTATACATAACAAAGTTAAAAACAGTATCTTTATTCCAACGTTCACTTATTTTCTCTATATATAATCCATCTAATGAAATTTTATATTCTTTATCTTCTTCTATATATATCCCATTTTGGTAAACTAATAACTCATCTGTTAACATATTAAACTCTGATATTCCTATTTTAACTCTATTAGATTTTTCTTTTAAAATAGATGTATTTTTAAATAGCTTTATTTGAGATTTTAACTCCATGTCCTTTATATTTTGTTCTAAACTCTTTTGGATATTTTCTATATCTTTTTTAGTGGCAAAAATTACGGCAGGATCTACTTTAAGGGTTACATTTTCTACATTACAAACTTCTAAAATTAAATTAATAGCTATATCTTTAGTAGATCCATCCTCAAATTTAGGCTTATAAGTTTCTGGATACTTTGCAACTACTACTAAATCGCCTTCACTATCTAATATTCCTGCTTCTCTAATTGTAAATCCACCTATTTGTGAAGGTATTACAGTTTGTACTACTATCCAATTAGGATTATCTTTGTCTATAAATTTATCAGTTATTTCTCCTTCCCAAACTTTATTCTTTAAACATGTTTGCTGTTCTGTTGCTTCATAATAACTGCCATTAGAATCTCCTAATATAACTTTAGACAACTCTAATTTTTTTTGTAATGCAGTAGCATTAGCTATTTTTGCCTTTCCTATATCTGTCAACAAGGTGTAAAATTGTTTCATATAGTTACCTCTCTTTCCTGCATATTTTGTTATATATTTAAATCTATATTTTATTTCTAAATGTGTATAAATGCTATGTATTAATAATATCTACTTTGCATAAATTTATTTAGTTATGTCGCCTTATTTATCTATTGCGTAATAACTTTTTCTGCAGTATCTCCTATATCTTCTTTTATACTTGGATTAACTTCTCCCATAAGTTCCGTATATTCTTCTACACTTATTTGACTAAAAGAAAAGAATACATTTAGTTTATTTGTCATATCCTCTTTTTCAAAAGCGCTTTTTTCAATTAAACTTTTTAATATTTTATATAACATATTATTTTACTCCCTTCATTAATTCATTATAATGTTGTTCTACAAGACTATTTTGTAGAACAGTTATATCATTTTCTAACTTTATAATTCTTTCTTCTTGTAATTTTTCTTTTGGCTTTAGTATATCTCCCTTAGCTTTATAGAATAATATTTTAGCATCAAAATCGGCGGTTAATACATATTTTCCGTCATAAGGCTGAACAGGTGTTTCATCAATAAAAAAACCTTTGTCTTGTAATTCTTCTTCATTGTATAAAGTGCCATCTTCTTTTTTTAGTCCATATTTTTCGTGAAATGGGTCTGGTACTATCGTGAAACTAGAGTTATTTTTTAATATAAACATAATTCTATTACCTCCTATATAACATAATTTCCCTATCAACGGTATAAGAGCTTCCTTGGTGTCTTAAAAGCGTTTTACCAGAAGCTGAAACAAGAGTTCTAGCGCTTGTTTTACCTGTTAAATCCGCTATTTCAGTCATTAGTCTAACGTTTGGATTGGCTGGAGCATATGAAGAATTGTTTCTTTTGCCATCATAGTTAACCTCAATCAAGTTACTTCCCTCTTGGTTTGATAGTATGAATCCATTTTTAGGGTTTGGAGAATGATTCGCGCATTGCAAAGCGACGTCTGTACCACTAGGGTTAGAAATTCTCACCGTCCTATAATTGCCAATCTCATTCATATTCTCCATTCCATAAACTTTACCTGTTGCAGGATTATATAACAATTCTTTTATAGGACTACACATCATGCTTATGCCATCTACACCAGAAAAACCAATTCCTCTGTAAGAAGTGAATCTATCTCCTAAATAATTATATTTTGAATAGTTTGTTCCATTTATATTTGTTCCAAAAAGCCATCCGTCATAAGCCATTATACTAGGATATTTACCTGATATCGTTCGCAAACTATCTTGTTCAAACGATTCTTTAAATTGTAAAGAACCATCATATATATATACAAAACTAACACTGTTGTATGAGTTACTAGTACATATAACAATAATGTTTTTATTGGCTGAATCCTGAACAATTATGCCAGGTACTTTATTGATATGTTCATTGCCTACTAGGTGTATGGTGTGGCGTCTTTGAACGTTCCCAGTTTCATTATAAAGTGTGACTTGATAATACTTATTTTTGCTGTCACTTGCGTTTGTAGAATACACTCCAACAAAACCCTTCTCTATCCCATAAAGATAACACAACACATTCTCGTTGTATCTATCGTTGGCAATATCTTTGCAAATGTCACTTCCGAACTCGCTGAAATAAATTTGAGCGTTAGCACTATTAAACCACATGTAACCCTTATCTCCAAGCGCCAAAACACGCTCACCTCTTATCATTTGCTTTGTTAGTTCTTCTGATAAGTTACTTATTGTTTTATAGTATTGAAATTTACCCATCTTGTAAAAACCCACAGGACTTTCTTTGCCACCTACTAATCCATGTAATTCTAAACTGTTATCAGCATTAAACATTTTTCAATTTCCTTTCTATCAAATCTCCATCAGAATCATATAAAAGGTCAAATTTATATTGATGGGTATAGCTTGTGCTATTAGGATTTTCATATAACCATAATGTTTGTTCAGTATAAACTCCATTTGAATTTCTAGCAGTTAACAAAAATGAAGCTAATTTTCTACCATTTTTATCGTAATATGAAACTCCTTCAAAAATACCATCTGTTTTAGTGGTACGTTTGTATCCCGCCACTTGCGACATAAAATTTAAATATGCTATTTGCTTATCCTGCTCCACATCTTTAGCTTTAATATCTGTAATTTGTGTCGCATTATCAGCCAATTGTGTATCAACACTATCTAAACTATATTTCACTTCATTAATAGCTTCTACTATATTATTTTTGATTACTGTTTCAAGTTTTGATAAATCTTCAATTTTATTTAGTTCTTGTAATATCTCATTATTTAATTCTTGTTTTGTAATACCTTTAGCCACTAATATATCACCTTCTTTTTAAAAATAGACAAAAATAAAAAGACTATATCTAGTCCCTACTTTGCCTTTATAAGTTTTTATTTACTGCATAATATAAATCTATTGTGTAACAAAGTCTTTATTACAAATTGTTTTAAATTCTTCTGGTGTTATTTCCCCAAAAGGATTCTCTATACATTTTACCGCCTGTCTTAATAATTCCACCCCTATTGCTCCCATATCAAATGCCATTTTCCAAAAACTCATTATTGATTACCACCTTTCTTTAAATTCATAACTTCTATTTTTAAATTTGCCACTTCTTTAGTTAAATTTACAGCTAAAGCATCTTTTTTCATATTGTTTATTTTTTCTTGTGCTAAATTTTCAGTTAACACTTGAACCTTCTCTTCTAAATTTTCTTCTTTAGAATTTGGGATATTTTCATACTCATAAAAAGTTTCTTGATTTACAGGATTCCAGTATAGCTTCGGAATTTTCCCTTCAATCTCTTCTGGTCTTAAAAGAGTATCAATTAATACTCCTTCCTGTTCTAATTGTTCTTCAGTTTTGCCTAAACCGTAAGTTGGATGCATAGGCATATAATGCTTAAACTGCACCTCATATTTTTGATCATTAATCTTTTTTAAATTTCCTAAAAAAACCACATAATTACCTCCTTCTATTTAACTAATACCCTTTGAATTAAGTTTGCATCTGTATCATACTGACTTGACGTTGAGACACAACCTGATTCATCAGCTTTTATACAATTGGCATATGATGTTATTTGTGTTTTAACAGTTGAAATTAAATCTAAATTATACGTATATATATCAATTGTATCGCCATCTTGTACAAATATTCTTCTTTTCTTTTTATCTAAGCTTAAAGCTACAGATTTTACTTCTCTTAAATTTGTTTTTGATGCAATTAAAATAAACTCTTTTAAAGCAACTTTCTCTAATGTCTTACCTCCATATAAGAATATCACCCCTTCAGATTCATCAATATCAAAATCAAATCCGCCTACAATATCATGAATTAAAACTTCATGTTGTATTTCGGGCAAATGTTCATCCCATCCCGCCAATGCTAAACTTGGATATTTATATAATTTATAAGAATATGAATCATTTACAATTAAATTTATAAAAGAATCATCATATGGCATAGATTTATGTGTTATGATTCCATAAGGATCGTATACATATTTTTTAGTTTCAAGATCAACAAATCTATTTGTATTACTTGATATAGGACTTTGATCACTAATATGAAAAGCATAAAATAAATACTTCCCATTTTTACAACAAACAGAATGATCAAAATAATTAGGATGATGCATAATATAATATGCAATTTCTTTTTGCATAAAAGGTGATATATATCCATATTTAATATTCACTTCATATATACATGATGCATATACCCAGTCATAATCATAATATTTAAAATATCCTAAACAGTATATCTTTTTATTTGTATCATATTCATTAAATGAGGATTGATACGGATTACTTAAAATTAAATCTTCTCTATACAGTGTACTTATTTTTTTACCATTACGTATATCTAATACGGTACAAGAAAAATCACGTGATGTTTCCCCAGATGATATAGTTACTACATTATTTTCATTTGTATGAAGCTCTTTTATGATTCCCAAATTTTCATTAATTTCTACCAAGTCTTTTTTCTTCAAAATCCAATCCGACATATAACTAATAAATTCTTTCCATACATTTTTAATATTTCCCATTGGAATAACTTTTTCTTTCCAAATTCCATTTATCTTTACCCATACATTTTTAACTCTTTTCCATGTTCCATTTGTATTAACCCAGGTAGCTTTACTCAATCACCTCACCTCTATTCATATTGAAAATATATATCACCATCACTACCACCGCTGGGTTCAGAAATTCCATAGGTTATTCTTCTTCTGTTTTCTAATGGTAAAGCATTTTGTTTATTATTCCATGTTGTTTTATCCGCACTTGTAACATGAATTGAAGTATCATTTTTATGTTTCGTAATATCAGCCAATTGTGACTCAACTGTGGCCCCCGAAGATGTCTTAATATCTGCTGCAGTTAATTCTATATCTTTTATATTTTTTTCTAAATCCTTTTGCACATTTTCTATATCTTTTTTAGTAGCTAAACTTATTGTTGGATCTACTTTAAGAGTTACATTATCTACATTAGATACTTCTAAAATTAAATTAATAGTTATATCCTTAGTGGACCCATCTTCAACCTTAGGCTTATAAGTTTCTGGATATTTAGCAACTACCACCAAGTCCCCTTCTGAGTCTACTATTCCTGCTTCTCTAATTGTAAATCCGCCTATTTGTGAAGGTATTATAGTTTGTACTATTATCCAGTTAGGATTATCTTCATCTATAGATTTTTTGCTTATTTCACCCTCCCAAACTTTATTTCTTAGTTTTGTTTGACTTTCTGTAGGCTCATAATAACTGCCATTAGAGTCTCCTAATACAATCTTGGATAGCTCCAACTTCTTTTGTAATGCAGTTGAATTAGCTATTTTTGCTTTTCCTATGTCTGTAAGCAAAGTATAAAATTGCTCCATCTAATTACCTCTCTTTCCTGGATAAATTGTTATTGTTTCCAGACTCCTATTATTGCTTATAGGAATATATACACTGCCTTTTACACTTGTATTTTTAGGATTCCAAGGATATACTGTTATTTCTTCTGCACATCTTGTTATACTTGCAAATCTAATTTTATCTTTTGTTGTAGATTTAAGATTATATTTTGTTGCTAAGTGTGCCGGTTTTATTTCATCTATAGCATCATATAAACTATCCAATTTGCCAGGAAATCCTTTTCTACTCTCTATATTGATTTGAAATGAATACTCTTCATTTTTTTCTATGACTTCTACTATTCCATCTACAAAAGACTCTACAACATTTTGAATCATTCTTTTAGTAGTAGTTCCTTGTCCTCTTAATTTAGCTAATATAACACTTCTACGTTCTTCGTAACTTTTATTAATATCTGTTTGAATATCTAAACTTTCTTCCCAAAATTTAAGCCCCCAGGTTGCTGTTTTTATAAAACATTGTTTATATAAATCACATATTAAATTATCTATATTTTCAATTTCTAAATTTGTAACTTTTAATATTTCTACTAACTCTTTATTATTTAATAAAAAAAATGGTAAATACTTATTAAGCATCATTTACCACCACACTCTCAAGAATCGCTACTTGTTCATCATTTAATTTTATGTTTTCTGTACCACCATTTATTTTCAAATCTTCATAATCTATGATACCTTGTATATCTAATATACAACTAGCTATTCTAGTATATCTAACTACTCGTTCTTTAAAAGCTATAGTTTTAAAGTAATTATCTATATTGTTTTCTATTTCTTCTTTTACTTCTTCTAATGTAATAGATTTGTCTCTCTGTATATTAACACTAATATTTATATTAGCTTCTTCTATTCCAACAACTGTAACATTAGCTCCAATGGGTCTAACTTCTTCTATATGATCTTTTACATTTTTTATGATTTCTTCACTAGGCTTCTTTTTGTTACTATCTATTAAAATCACTTTTACGGTTCCGCTTCCTGCCCACAAAGGTTTTACAATACAATCTCCTACACCTTGCATTTCCATAGCCCAAAGATAATAATGATATTGATTGCCACTTGTTGCTGGAGTAGTTACCTTTACTTTATATCTTTTATACAGTTCTTCTATAGGTTCAATATCTATGCCATTATTTATAGAATTTTTATTTATTACTTTTACTATTCCTACAATTTGTATAGGTATTTCCGTTATTGTACTAGCTTTTACATTATATTTACTCCCAACCTCTATGGCTTCAATTTTTATATCTATTTCTCCCTTATCAGAAATTGTACTTTCTTCTAGTGTTTTAAATTGTATATTATTTGGAGTTTGTACTAAAAAATCCTTAGGTATTATAGCATCTTTTGCACCTGTAAATGTAACTATACCAATAGCTTTTTTGCCTTCTTTTCTATATATGCCCATTTCATTACATCTAGCAATTACTTCATCTTCATATCCACTTTTAAGTGCATTCTCTATAAATATTTTATTCAATAATTCATCCATATCATTTTTTATATTTTCTAATTCTATAGAAACAGGTGTTAAAGAATCATGTATATATGTTCCTTCACCTTTATTTAAATTATCATTAACATTATTTTTCATTATATTTAATATTTCTTCTCTAGTTTTGCTATACACCTAAATTCACCTCCCCATAAACGGTTTTCACCGTTACATCAATATGTAAATTACTTCCATAAAAGTTTGTTCTAATTTGTACAATTTCTATTATATATGGATTAGACAATAGGCATTCTTCAATTAATCTTTCCAATTCACTATTAATTAAATTTTTATTATATCCTTTTCCTATTATGGTTTCAAAATCATGTCCATAATTACTGCTGTAGATTAAATACCTATTTCTACTCGTCTGCAGCGCCTTCCATATCCATATTTTAATTGCTTCATTTTTTTCTACTATAATATTCTCCCCTGTATCATCATATACGAATTGTCCTGTATTAAAATCTATTGCATATTCTTTATATAACTTTAGTTGTTCTTTATGTAAAATTTCATTTATTTCTTCTTCATTTTCTATTGTATCCTCTGGAAATATACTCATTTTCACACCACCTTACATAGCACAATATATATTTGCTCATTACTCATAGGATATACCACTACTGTATCACCATTATTTAATGTAATATCTTTATTTATTAATAAATTATCTTTACTTAACTGTAATTCTCCTACTTGTATTGTTGTAGAATTTATGGCCTTTCCTAAAGTAATCGAAGGTGCCTTTTCTGTACCTTGCTTCTTCATTATCTGCAATATAGTTAAATACGGATTATTCATCTTACCACCTCTTAACCCTCTTTAGCATCCATTTTATTTACATAAGATAAGCCCAGATCTGTAGTATATGTTCCAGTTCCAACATCCCATGTATGATTATCTGAAATCACATACATCCTTGTATTTAATAAATTACTTACGGCAAACAATTTAACTATAACCGCACTTCCTGTTCTATATTCATAATTACCTATTGTAGTACAAGAAAACTCTTTATCAGCCCCACGCAACATATTTTTAGCCACTATATATGGATTTTTATCTTCTTCTTTTACATAGTTATCTTGTAATATGCCATGTGTTCTAATATTTTCACTTATTTCTACTTTGCCTATATAACCATTTTTATCGTCATATATTTTTACTCTATCTATCATGTTATTCATAGTATCTTTATATTCAAAATTTATCATATTACCATCACCATGAAATACATCAGATGTAGGTTTTATAGATTTATTAGATACATTATTCCCTAACTCTCCTATATTAACTTTAAGTCCTGTCATATATATATAATATTGTTTTCCTGTTTGTTTACTTACTTGTGTATATAATTCCATAATTGAATCATAAACAGTTTTTTGAGCTATCAACCGGTTAATTTTTATATTACTACTAGCTATAGATCCAGCTTGCACTCCAATTTCAGATAGTATTTTTCTAGTTGCATTATTTGCTGTAATATTTCTAAAATTATAAGTAACCTTATTTTTCATTAGATAAAAAGCATAGTCAAAAGCAGTAAATGTCAAAGTTTCATCACTGTTTATACTTCTATCTATTACAATACCTCTAAAAATTTCTTTATTGTCTAATGTTGCCCAAACCTTGGTTATAGGTCCTATTTGTTCATTAACATGATTATGATCCCATATCTTATAAAAACAAGTACATTCTAATTTTCTACTTACCTCTGTTAAACTACCACTTAGAGTTACGCTTGTACAAAAATTAGTTATCTCACTTGTTTTACCATTATAATTTTTATAAATTCTAATCATATTATAACCACTCTCTTTTGCCCAACAACTTTATGTTCTTTAAAACTTATACTAAAATAAACATCTCTAGTACCATCCTTAATGCTCCAGTTAAATTCTTCTATACTACAAGAGTTATTTAATCTTGTGCTTGGGACTATAATTCTGCAAGGAGTCTTATGGTACTTTAAATTATCTATCATATAACAATACCAATTAGGATCTTTAGGCTTACATTGACAGAAACTATATTCTTGTGATGGAAAAAAGCTACTTATAGTCCATGTACGTAAAGCATTTGCGCCTAAAATTGGTACTTCCCCAAAGTTTAATACATTTATAGTTTTATTTAAGCTTGGGAAATTTACAGTAAATTCTTGTGGTACAACTGGAAATTGTATTACTTCATAAGGAGTTTTTAAATAAAATTCTAATGCTTTTGTCCAATTACTCATATCTTCTCTCCTAACTAAAATAAGAGGGAATAACCCTCTTAAGCTAAATTTACTTGATATATATTTAATTTTCTTGCTAAAGCTTCTGCAACTCTTTCTATATCCGAATCATTCCTAACTTCCATCTTATCTATATTAATATTAATTCCATTACTACCTTTTCCTCGCTCCAATTCTCTAGTTTGTTGCTTAGTAAGTATGCGTTCATCTTCATGTAATTCAGCCATATAACCATTATATGGCACTCTTTGAAGCCCTGTAGCGTGGCTACCACTTACTTTTTCCTGTACCCATGAAGCGCCTTTTTTAGCTAATTCAACAGTCCCTTTTATCGGATGCTTTAGGAAATTTTTAAGTCCATTCCATGCATCTTTAATCCATTTTACTTTATCTTTAAAAACAGAATCCAATATATCTACAACTGCTTGTACTGGCGCAGTTAATAAATCAACTAGGCCATCCCATATTGATGTAATAATTTCTATAACCCCATGAAATATTTGTTTTATTCCATTCCAAGCTCTATTCCAATCCCCTGTAAATACTCCTACAACAAAATCTATTACACCTTTAAAGATAGAAATTAGTCCACTTATTATTCCACTAATAGTAGAAATGGCAGTAGAAATTATAATGGATATTCTTGCAAAAGCATACATTATTCTTGCAACAAAAACAACAGCTATTAATTCAATTATAGGCATAATTATAGGTTTTAACAGATTAAATAAATCACCAATAGATTTAAAAAGCCCCTTTAACTTCGGTAATAATTTTTTCATATCATTAAATGCTTTCCCAAAATGTTTCCCAATATTCTTACCAAATCTTTTAAATATATCCTCTATTTTTTTTATCTCTTTTTTACTAATTCCAGTGAATTTGCTTAGTTCTTGTCCTACTTTCTTGAATATTTTACTTAACTTATCCCAGTTTCTAATTACTAATAATGCCACTAAAGCAATTGTTGTTAATATTAATGCAACTTTCATTCCAGGTGTTCTTAAGAAATTCATTACCCCTCCAGCTTCTTTTATACGCTCTTTTAATTTATTAAATTTTTCACACATATCTCCTATACCACTAACCAACTTTCCTGTATCAACCATAGCTGTTCCTAATTTTGTTCTAAAATTTTCAACTGAAGTTGGTATTTTTTTAAGCGCTTTATCTGTTGCTCCACTACTATTATTTATTTTACCTAATATATCATTAAAATCTTTACCTGATCCTGTAGCTAAAACTAAAGCAGCTTTACCAGCATCAGCACTTGCGAACATATCCTTTAAAGACTTCCCATTATTTTTAGCATGTTTCTCCATCATCTCTAATACGTCTGATACAGATTTACCTTCTTTCATCAATTGTCCAAAAGACTTTCCACTAACACTTCTTATAACTTTATCCGCTGTACTACCTGTTTTAGACATTTCATTTAGCATTGATTTCATATAATTTGTACTATCAGCTGCCCTAATACCATTCTTGTTCATTAAAGCATATCCAGCGCATAATTGATTAAATCCTACATTAGCTGATGCAGCTGTAGGAACAATATCTCCCATTACAGAGGATAATTCTGAAACTGCTATTTTACCTTCATTTTGTGTAGCTATTAACATATCACTTACTTTTGTAGCATCTTCAGCCTTCATTTTATAAGCATTCATAGTATTTGATAAAACACTTAAAGTATCATTAGAATCAGCAAATCCAGCTTTAGCTAAGTTAGTTGAATTTCTTACAAAATTAACTGCATCTCCAGTTTTTTGTCCTGCTAAAATTGCATTATATACATCGTCTGCTATTTTTGTGCTTGCTATACCAGTATCGTTACTAAGTTTAAGAATGTCTTCTCTTAAACTTCCTATAGGAACTTGTGTAGTATCCACAATACTAGAAAGCTTTGCCATAGAATTCCCAAAATCATTGCTGGCTTTTACTCCATTTTTACCAATTGTAATTAATGGATCATTTAAATTAAGTATTCTTTCTCCCATTCCTTCAACTACTGGACCTATTTTAGATAAATTTTCTCCTATAGGTGCTGCTCTTTCTACCATATTACTTATTCTCTCATTAAAACTCCCCATATTGGATTGTACTGTTTCTAAAGTACCTGACATCTGATCTCTTAATCTAATTACACAATCTACAATTCTAGCTATATTTATTTACCTCCCTTCTATATAAAATAAGGGAATAAAAAAAGGCACTGTATCAATTCAGTACCTAAATAGTTTCTAAAAACTCAAAATCAAGAAAAGTAAAATTAATAGTTTCCTCTGCCATTTTCTTTCTTTCCCAGTCTATAAGATTAATCTCCTCGAACTGCACCCCATATAAAGCTATTCTTTCTGTTCCTAAACTATCCGGATCAGCTAGTTTACTTATTATGGTGAAACTTGGAGTTTTACCTTGCTTAATAGACTCGCCTATTTTCTTAGTCATTTTAGAAGAAATTTTTTGTAGTTTCATGCTTCCTTTTTGTTCTACACCTGTTATTTTATGATCATCTGCTAATTTGCCACACATAGGTACAGCAGTTTTCTTTAAACTTATTTTAGCCTGTAGTTTTGTACATTCACTCATTTGCTCACCATCTAGCCATACATATCCAAAGGTACCATTTATAACTCTTTTACCTTCAAAATTATCCATATTTATTCAACCTCCAATCCAAAATATAAATCTTCCATAGCGTCTAATATTGAAATCTTTCCACCTAAGAAAAATTTGGAGCCTGTGTTATACTCTCTTATTTCATTTTCTTTCATACTTTCTACATTTACACCCTTACTGCTTATATATAATTTTTGCGCTTCTACATCTAAATAAGTATAATTTTTTCCAGGGTTCAATAAATTTTCTTGTTCTAAACTTTTTAAATAGCTATTTACCGTTGTTATAAACACCATTTTATTATCAAGATCATTAGCTACTTTTCCTATATAATTATCTTCAAATGTTTTTCTTATATCGTTATAAATTAAATCCATAGTATCTACTATTTTAATTTTTTTCCATTCTTCACTTACATCATCTTTTAAAGTAGTTAAAGAATTTACTGCTCTACCTATTTTAACTTTCTCACCATCATTAATTAATATGAGTTCTCCATTATCTACAGCTTTATTTCCATCTTCTATAGGTTTTATAGATTCAACCTCTGGTAGTACAAAATATGTAGCACTAATATTAAGTGGAGTTGTTGCTAATATTCCTGCTATTCTTCCGCAATATTGAGCTGTTGTATAAGTTTTATCTCCTACTTTTATTTCATCTGCAGTAAAGTTTATTATCCCTTCATTATCTCCTTTGCAATTTGGTAATACTACTTTTACTTTTTTATGTTTATTTTCTCTTATACTCTTAATCCAAGTTGCAACTGTATCTTTATCTAGATTTTCTATTTCTGGAATAGCTAAGTAGTCCCATTTATAATTTAATAAAGATGTAAAGCTGTCCTCTACTTTTCCTTCTGATCCAACAATAAAAACTAGCACTTCTTTAGTAGCATTATATCCACCCTTTAATGCTAGCTTAATTTGTTCCTTATTATTATCATTTAAATCTATAGGAATTTTAGTAACATCTGTAATTTTTATTGGCTTATTAAATGTTCCTGTATCTTTTAATACAAGTGCAACCGTTCCTCTGCTACTTCTAGTTATAGCGCTTTTAGCTAAGGACTTAAATGTAATATTAATTTCTGGCAATCCCATTTATATCACTTTCCTTTCATATTTATATCTAATTGAACATCCTTTATTAGCTCTGATTTTTTTATATAAGCATCATCATAAAAACTCATATTAAATTTAAAGCTTAAAATTTCATTAAAATCTGCTCTAATTTTATCCGGTAGAATTTTTCTATCGGAAATTTCTAAGGGCTCGCTAAAACTTTTTTTCAACTTTTCATACATTTTTAAGTTTTCAAGCTCTGTTTTTTCTTTTCCAAAGTATACTATTTCAACTGTAATATAATTTTCCGTAGTATTATATGAAAACAAATCGCTATTTTCAATAAAAAGTTGTACAAAAAAAGAAGGTCTTACAAACCCCTCTTTAACTTCACTTCCATATATTTTTATATCTCCTAAATCACTTTTTTTTAATTTCATATTTATGGCCTTCTTTATATCTAGTATACTTATCATTGATTCACCTTCTTTAATTGTTCATCTATAAACTTTTCAACCTCCTTTGGAAACTCTTTCTCAAGTTCATTTACACTTCTTTCTACCATGTGTACACCTGGTACAAATCCTATTTCTTTACCATTTTTCGTAACCCTTTTATGCCCTCGCTCAATCAAATGAAAATTAGCCTCTGTATTAAACATTTCAACCACTTTTGTATCTCCCTCTATTTTTACAGGACTTAATTTATAACTGTCTTTTATATGTTTTTTATCCTGTGGTCGGTATGGTGTTTTATCTTTACATTTTTTTATTAACACTTTGCCACTCTTTTCTAGTAATTCATCTTCACCACAATGTAGTTCATTAACAACTGTACTAATGTCCTCCATTAGGCCATGGAATCCTAATAAATCTATCTCCATTTCTCATATTCACCACCTGTACCCACATCTTTAATTTCTACAAATAAAGAAGTAAAATTATCCTTTTCTACTATGTCAATAATGTTATAAAAATTATTTTTATATCTTATTAGCATATTTTGTGTAATCCATTCTGCTTTTCTAACTATAAATTTACTTATTAGTTTTTGTTGTGTTTTTTTGGTTTCTATATATTCTCCACCTTTATCTAAATCTATTTTAGAAGCCCATAATTTTTTTCTTGGAATTAGTTGTTGTTCTATTTCCTTTATTTCATTTTCAACCTCTCCATATTCCATTACACAAACTCTTTTATTTAATCTTCCAGGGTCCATTAATTATCACACCATTTCATTTGATTTAATAGACTTGTTACACTATATCTAGTTTTTTCACTTGTTTTCATATTTAAACTTCTATTATCATACCAATCTGAAATTAAAATCAATGCTATTAATTTAGCCTTATCCATTAATTTATTTGACATATGGGAAATTGGTTTTATTGAATCTTCAATATAAGCTTCAGCATTTTTAATTAATAATTCTAGCAGAAAATCTTCCTCATCATCGTCTATCCTGCAATACATTTTTACTTCTTCTAGTGTAACTATCATTTATAATCCCCTCCTATAATTATAATAAGAGGGAAATTAATTCCCTCTACTCACCAGTTACAGTTGGATTTATTTCCACGTATACAACTGCTTCACTATCAATTTTCTTAGTATCAAATCTTTCAATCACTCTCATGAATGTAGCATTTTTAGTAAATCCAGCTTCTGTAGATACTGCCATTTCATACGCTTGTCTATCAAAGAAAGCCACATAAGAAGCTATATCTCCAACATAAAAAGGAAGTTTCCCAGAAGGACTCTTAAAGTGTTCATTTGAAAGAACAACAACTAATTTACCTTTAAAAGTTTTAGCTCCTTCTACCTCTAAAGAATCCTTTAATAATGG